GTTCATCGCAGAGCGGGTTATCAACTCGAACCTGCGTTCGGGGACGGCAGACAACGACGTCAACGCCATGAAGTCGATGGGCATGCTGCCCGACGGTGCGGTTGTGAACCACTTCCTCACCGACACCGACGCATTCTTCATCAAGACGGATGCGCCGAACGGCTTCAAGATGTTCCAGCGCACCCCGATCCGGACTGCGATGGAAGGCGATTTTGACACCGGCAACATGCGCTTCAAGGCGCGTGAGCGTTACAGCTTCGGCGTGTCCGACTGGCGCGCGGTGTTCGGTTCGCCGGGCGCGTAAGCTCCTCGCTGACTATTGGAAGGGCCCGCTTCGGCGGGCCTTTCTTTTTTCTGGGATGTGCGGTAACGTGTGGGCAGGCAAACCCAAGCCGTGCAGACAGGACGCCTACCTGACGATGCACAGACTGCGCGGCAAACCCTTGTGCATGAGGTAATGCAATGGCTGTACATTTCACGGGCCCGGTGCTCTTTGCTGGCAAAGACGGCCAGCGCAAATGGTTCGCAGATCTCCCGGTCGCGACCAATCCTGACTACGTCGTTTACATGGATGATTTTACCGGCGTTGCGTTTGACTCGACCAACGACTGGACGATCGTTAAGGACACGGGCGCGAGCGTTGCCATTGCGGCGGACGTTGTAAACGGCGCTTTGGCCATGTCCTCGGCGGCCACCACCGATGACGACGGCTCGTCCATTCAAGGCAACGAAATCTTTGCCGTTTCGGCTGATCGCGACATTTGGTTCGAAACCAAGCTGACGCCGACGGATGCTGAAGGCGACGCTATGGATCTCTGCGCGGGCTTGACCGTAAACTTTGCGACCAATCCCGAAGCTATGCTGGCCGCGGATGATCGCATTGTGTTCCAAGTGGACGACGGCGGCAGCAGCATTCTCTGCAAAACCGAAAAGAACGGCACCGAGACCTCGACCGATTCGGGCGTCGACATTGCCAGCGGCACCGCCGTTGTCTTGGGCTTCCACGTCAAAAGCACGGGCGTTGTTGAGTTCTTTGTAAACCGCAACTTGGTTGCGACGCACACAACGAACATCCCCGATGACGAAAATCTCGCCATGGGCGTTATGCAGCTTTCGGGTTCGACCACTGGCACGAAGTCGATTGCTGTTGATTACGTCTTTGCGGCTCAATCGCGGTAAGGTGTAGGACATGGCTGAAGCTAAAAAAAGCACGGCTGCTTCCAAGCCGGTAAAAACGGCCACCGTTGCTTCCGCACTGCCTCCGGCGGGCAGTGCGGAGTACAAGGCAATGGTGTTGCGCGGCGAAATAAAGGAGTAAGCAATGGCAAATTCGGATGTTAAGGCCAAGTATATCGCGGCCGACACAACCGCTGCCGATGCTGATGGGGTCTGCCAGTCGCAGACCCCCGCGGCCGGCGGTGCGCAAGACCTGACCATCAACGGTGCCCTGTCCTCGGGCGGTGTTGCCACGTTTACCGCTGCCCGCTTGATCACAATCGCCTCGGCCTCTGATGACAGCGGCCGGACGTTTACTGTGACCGGGACCGACGTAAACGGCGCTGCGCAGACGGAAACGATTGCCGGTCCGGCCACAACCGTAACCGGAACGCTGTACTTCCGCACGGTCACGCAGGTGACGGTGGATGATGACACCGCCGGTGCTATCACTGTGGGCATGGCAAACAACTCGCTAGAGGTTGTTTTTGCCGGCCGTGCGCGTCTTCGCGGCGTGTTCCTTGTCCATTCTGCCACAGCGGGGACGTTGTCTTTCCGCAATGGCAGCGCGACAGCGGAAGCCTATTTGACGGTTCCCACAATTGCTTCGGCAGACAGCGATCGTGACTTCATCGTTCCGGACGAGGGGATCTTGTTTGAAAACGGTATTTTCCTGCCCTACACGGCAGGGACGACCGTCTTTTCAAGCTTTACCGCGATGTACACGTAACGGAGCGGTGCGATGGCCAAATCCCCTGCTTGGCAACGCAAAGAAGGAAAAAACCCGAAGGGCGGCCTGAATGCAAAGGGCCGCGCTTCGGCAAAGCGTCAGGGCATGAACCTGAAGCCGCCTGCGCCGAAGCCTAAGACGGAAAAGGATAAGGGGCGTCGCAAGAGCTTTTGTGCCAGAATGACCGGCATGAAGAAAAAGCTGACGAGCGAAAAAACCAAGCGTGATCCGGACAGCCGGATTAACAAATCTTTGCGCGCATGGAACTGTTGAGGGGCATGATCCATGACTGTTGTGGCGTTTCACGCACCCGATGAGCGAGAGATCGTGGCAGAAATACGAGCGTGGTCGGCACATGCGCTTGAAAAAAACAGCCCGTATTTTAATGGTCTTCCACCGTGCCCTTATGCAAAGAAGGCGTGGCAGGACAACCGTGTTGCGATAATTTTCAAGTATGGTGGCAACCAGTGCTTGTTCAACGTCCTGACCGAGTTCAACGCCGCGCTGGATCTTGTCATTATCGTAGACCGTCATGCGCGGCAAACACCCGATGAGTTTCACGATTATAACGACGGGTTGAACGACGCAATTTCGCGGGGCATTTTTGGCGATCGTGACCTTTGGGTCATGGGATTCCATCCTGAAGACGATGCCAATGATTTTATTGACGACGGGACGTTTGAACCGCACGTGAATACGCCCTACGCCATGACCTTTGTCCAGCGCTTAAGCAAGGTGCAGGAAGCGGCAGACAAGCTAAAGCAAATGGGCTACTATGACGCGTATCTTGAGGAGTACAACGCGTCAGACCTCTTTGAGAAACGGGGAACCCTGTACAGGAGACTGAAAAATGGCAATGAGCCCGCGTAAGATGATGGCCATGGGTAAAAGTGGCGAAAAGAAGACAAAGTCTGCTGCAAAGGCGCCGACAACGTCGCCTCGCGCAATGCCTAACCCGCGCCGGTCGGACCCTGCGGGCCGCGGCAACAACCAAGACAAGCTTGAGGGGCAGGACTATAACGAAGTCCTAAAGGGCGGCGGCAAGCGCAAGATGCGTATGGGCGGCATGGTGAAAAAGATGCGCGGCGGCGGAATGGTGAAAAAATAATGCCACAGGGTCTTTACGCAAACATCAATGCCAAGCGGAAGCGGATTGCAGCGGGCAGCGGCGAAAAAATGCGCAAGCCCGGCAGCAAAGGCGCCCCAAGCGACAAAGCGTTTCGCGAATCTGCCAAGACCGCGAAGCCTGCTAAAAAGCGGAAGAGCAAATCATGACTGTTTCGGGCACCAAGACGTTTGAGCTGGACGTCACGGAGTATATCGAAGAGGCATTCGAGCGTTGCGGCTTGGAAGCCCGAACAGGTTATGACTTGAAGACGGCCAAACGGTCGTTGAATCTGATGCTGGCAGAATGGGCCAATCGGGGCCTGAACCAGTGGACGATCGCGCGCACAACGGTAACGTTGACGCAGGGCACGCGGGAGTATGCGCTTGGTGCTGATACGATAGACGTACTGTCTGCCGTCGTTCGCAGGGACAATACCGACTATGCGATTGATCGGGTCAGCCGCGATGCTGACCTGAACATCCCTAATAAGAGCACGCAGGGCCGTCCGTCGCAGTTTTTTCCTGACCGCAGCATTGACCCTGTCCTGAAGCTTTGGCCGACGCCCGAGAACAGCACGGATGTTGTGATCTTGGATCGGCTGGTGCGGATGGACGATGCGGTGGCGCAAACCAATACGGTTCAAATGCCGTTTCGGTTTTACCCTGCGCTGGCCGCCGGGTTGGCTTATTATATCTCGATCAAGCGCGCGCCGCAGCGGACGCAGCTTTTGAAAGCGGTTTACGAGGAAGAAATGGAGCGCGCGATGTCGGAAGACCGCGATCGTGCGTCTTTGCAGATCCAGCCGTATATTGGTTACTACGGGAGCTAGGGATGGCAAAGTTCGCACTTGGCAAACACGCCTACGGCATTTCTGACCGCTCTGGCTTCCGGTATCCGTTGCTTCGGATGAAAAAAGAGTGGACGGGGGCGCTTGTTGGCTTTGACGAGTGGGAAGCCAAGCAGCCGCAGCTTGAGCCGCGTCGGCACATAACTGACCCGCAGGCTTTGCGCGATCCGCGGCCTGACCGTGTAGAGCCGTTGGATGTTTTTGTGGGCGTGCCTCTTGTCGAGGCTCCTAATCTCCGGCCGGTCCAAGGGTTTGGCCAAGTGGGAACAGTTACGG